AGAGAAGGCAGAAGAAAATGTTAAGATCATTGAAAAGATTGTTACTCAGTATGACAATAAGTGTGAGTTGTCTAATGCTGCAATCGTGCTCCACGACAGTGCCAGTCAAAATACCATTTCCCCAAGTACCGGAAGCGTTGTTGAAGGAACCTCCAAAGTTAAAATTAGTGATGTCCTACGAACTGTCACAGACAACTACGCAACCTACTATCAAACCAGAGAACAAGTGATTGGTTGGCAGCAATGGTATAAAGAACAAAAGAAACTATATGAGGATAAATTGAAATGAAAAACCTATTATGTGTGTTATTATTCCTATCTGGTCTACCTTTAGTATACTTATCTGGTTGTTCATCTATTGATAGATTCATGATTGCACAATATGATCCAGGTGAATATAATTTAATCAATAAAGTAAGATCAACTGCAGAATTAGCACAACCATACTGTAATGATAGTGCCACAATCAAAGTTATATCAGAAAATCTAAACGATATGGCACATGAATTAAAGAATTACAGTCAGTATCTACCAAGAAACGAACAAACATTTAAACCTGTAGATTTACTTCATGTGCTTACTACAGATTTACAGAAACGATATAGCACATCAAAAGAAATTAATAAAACATATTGTGAGTTAAAATTAAAATCTATAGCATCATCCGCAGAAGAAATTCAGAAAGTAATTGCTAAGAGGCCACGATCATGAGTTTACAAGCACTAGCACAACAAGCATCAGATATTAAAGAAGCATACTCTGCAGGTACTATCTCTGCAGATGAATTTAAAGAGTTAATTGAAAGTATGGATGTTATGCAATCAATAGAAGATCAAACTGCATATCTAGATGAAAACATTATGTATAGAGAAATACTGGTAAATATTATTAACATTGCAAAGGCAGTTGCCTAGGAGATTATATGAGTGAATTTACATTTGATTTTACAGCACAAAAACTGGGACAATGTATTCCTGGTAATCAATATGTTGACCATTGGTTTGATGCATTGAACATTCTATTACCTGATTATGAGATTAACACACCTAAACGTGCCGCAGCATTTATTGCACAGTGCGCCCATGAGAGTGGTAACTTTAGAGCATTAAAAGAGAATCTAAACTATACTGCATCATCACTATCAAGAGTATGGCCGAGATTGTTTCCACCTGATATCGCAGCACAATACGCACATAATCAACCGAAGATTGCTAATCGTGCTTATGGTAGTCGTATGGGTAATGGTGATGAAGCATCTGGTGATGGTTGGAAGTATTGTGGTCGTGGACTAATTCAATTAACAGGTAAGAATAACTATCAGGCATTCGCAGATAGTTTAGAGATGTCGGTTGATGATGTGCCAGAGTATCTTGGAACATTTGAAGGTGCTGCACAATCTGCATGTTGGTTCTGGGAAACAAACAATCTAAACACCTTTGCTGATAAGGGTGATATCTTAACAATGACTAAACGTATCAATGGTGGTACATTAGGTTTAGCAGATAGACAAAAACATTACGATCATGCACTTCACGTATTTGGAGGGTAACATGAAAAAGATATTGTTAGTTATTACATTATTGGTATCAAGTAATGTATTAGCACAACATCATCACGGTCATCACGGCGGATACTACAGAGAACCTAATCGCAGTTCATGGGTAGCACCATTGTTACTTGGTGCAACTGCAGGATATATTATGTCACGACCAACTGTGATATATAATCAACCTCCAATGATATATAATCCACCACCTGTTACATATGTTCAACCAGGTGCACCAATAGGTTATCATTACGAACAAATTTTAGATGCAAATTGTAATTGTTATAGAACAGTTTTAGTAAGTAATTAAAGGAAAATAATATGACTGATATCGTAGAGAAAAAAGAAGAAGATTGGATGCAAAAGAAGTGGCGTCCCATGATGGCATTTATGTATATGTTTTGTTGTCTGTGTGACTTTGCATTGTTTCCAATAATGTTTACTATCGTTCAATTCTGGGAAGTTCAAGTTGCTAATGATGCATTTAGACAATGGGTACCAATTACACTGCAAGGTGGTGGATTGTTTCATGTTGCAATGGGTGCAGTATTAGGTGTATCTGCTTATGGTAGAACACAAGAGAAGGTTGCTGGTGCAGCAGTAAATCCACCGCCAGTTACACCAGTTGTAACACCTACTCCAACACCAGTTCCAACATATACACCCGCACCTGCAGTTGTTCCAACATCAGCACCAGTATCATATTCATCAACAGGTAAACTTGCACCTGCGCCTGCCGCAGAACCACCACTATAAGGACTATCATGAAAAACATAATTGCCACACTTTTGCTGTTATTCGTGTATAATGTTAATGCTGCAGAAGTAAAAGAAGTATGCCATGATCGTATGGGTAAAGATGGTAAACCCGTTGTAGATAAGAAAACTGGTAAGACTGCACAAGACTGCAAGAAAATAAAAGTGCATAAAAAGTTAGAAGGCACTAAAGTACCAGAGAAGGCACCTAAGAAATAAAATGGAAATGATAGACACTCAATCAAGGATAGCCGTGTTGGAAAATAAAGTTCAATTTGTTGTTGATGAATTAAAAGAGATTAGAGCAGAACAAAAAGAACAACACCGGTGTTTAATGGAAAAGTTTGATTCTGTCTCAGATAGAATTTCTATCCTTGAGAAGTGGCGTTTCATGATATTTGGTGGTGCAGTTGTTATTGGTTACATATTGGCACATATAAAACTAGATAAGTTATTTTAGGTAATGATCTAGTTTTACATTGTCTTATTGAGTAGTTTGTGTTATAATGTTTCTTTATTATGGTGAATCATGTCATTATCTATTGATCTTAAGTATACTCTTCTATTAACCCCAAGATTTGAAAAGTTTCAGCGCAAGCAAGATTATCTCTTTGCTTGCCGTTGTCCTTTGTGTGGGGATTCTAAAAAGAATCTCAGCAAAATGCGGGGTTATATCTACCGTAAAGTAAACAATCTATTCTATCGCTGTCACAATTGTGGGCAGAGTATGAGTATTGGCAATCTTATTAAAACATTAGATGGTAGTCTATTCAAAGAATATCTAATGGAACGATACAAATCTGGTGAAGTATTTAAGGATAATAAAGTAAAGATTGCAATAGAAATGCCATCTTTTAAGTTTGGTAAATTGAATACTAATATACAATATGAAAATGCAGAAAGATGTGATAAACTATCAAAAGAACATTTTTGTATTAAGTATTGTGAATCACGTAAGATGACCAAAGATATTCTCAGTATGTTGTATTATACTGATAATTATAAGAAGTTCTGTGATGAAATATTTCCAAACCATGGAAAAGAGATAACTGCAGATAAACGACTAGTGATACCATTCTATGATGAAAACAATAGTTTAGTTGCGATATCTGGTCGTGCATTAGAAAATGCCAGTGAGAAGTTAAGATACGTTACAATACGCACAAATGAAAGTAATGAGAAACTAGTCTATGGTATGGATAGAATTGATTTAAAACAACCAGTGTATATCGTAGAAGGACCAATTGATTCTTTGTTTCTAAATAACTGCCTTGCATCAGGTGATTCTAATCTTGCATTGACAGCAAAAAATATTAAAGCAGAAAAAATAATTTTGATTTATGACAATGAACCACGTAATAAAGAAGTAATGAAGTTAATGCAAAATGCAATCAAGTTAGGTCATAATGTAGTAATTTGGCCTGATACAATCAAAGGAAAAGATATTAATGAGATGGTTATGAATGGAATGTCACAAAGTGACTTACAGGATATTATAAGTAGTAATACATTTGAGGGACTCAGAGCACAGACTAAGTTTACATTTTGGAAGAAAGTATAGATTATGCAAGTAAAGTTAATTAATTATAGTAAGTTTCATGGATATGCTGGTGATATAGAAACACAAGTGGCGCACTGTGCAAGAGTATCTAATCCCGATAATCAAATCAATATGATGAATTCTCAAAAGTTAATTCGTTATTTGATTAAAAACAATCATTGGTCACCCTTTGAGATGGTCAATATTTGTTTAGAGATATCAACAACAAGAGATATTGCACGACAGATTTTAAGACACCGTAGTTTTAGTTTTCAAGAGTTTAGTCAACGATATGCTAATGCAACAATATTAGGTGTTGAATACAAAGAAGCAAGACTACAAGATACAAAGAATCGTCAAAATAGTATTGAAACTGATAATGAAGAATTAGAGAATCAATGGCGTATGCATCAAGTAGTAGTATCTAATCATGCAATGAATGCTTATCAATGGGCAATAGATAATGGTATTGCGAAAGAACAAGCAAGAGCAGTAATGCCAGAAGGTATGACCATGTCTAAGTTATACATGAATGGCACAGTGAGAAGTTGGATACATTATATACAATTACGAAGTGGCAACGGTACACAAAAAGAACACAGAGAAGTTGCAATAGAATGTGCAAATATAATTGAACCAATTTTTCCTATGATAAAAGAATTTATAGAACAATAAAAATGGAGTATGAAATGTCGGAGATAGTAATAGATTACAGTAGAGATAGTTTGTTTGATGAGTTGGGTTTGAAAAGACTAAAAGAAAGTTACATGAAAGATGACGAAGTTTCACCACAAGAGAGATTTGCTTATGTATCAAAAATGTTCGCAACTGATTCAGATCATGGTCAACGTCTTTATGATTATTCCAGTAAGCATTGGTTGTCATATTCTACTCCTATTCTTTCTTTTGGGAGGAGTAGGCGTGGGTTGCCTATTTCTTGTTTTCTACCTTATCTGCATGATAGTGCAGAAGGTCTGGTCGATTGCTTATCGGAGGTTAACTGGTTATCAATGTTAGGTGGTGGTGTAGGTATTGGTCTAGGTATTCGTAGTTCAGATGATAAATCAGTAGGCATCATGCCACATCTAAAAACATATGATGCAAGTTGTTTAGCATATCGTCAAGGCAGAACACGTAGAGGTAGTTATGCTGCATACTTAGATATATCACATCCAGATATTCTATTGTTTCTTGATATGAGAAAACCTACTGGTGATCAAAATCTTCGTGCATTGAATCTACATCATGGTGTTAATGTAACAGATGACTTCATGCGATTAGTTGAACGGTCAATGTATGATCTACAGGCAGATGATTCATGGGAACTAAAAGATCCTAATTCAGGTGTTGTTCGTGAAGTTGTATCTGCAAGAGAGTTATGGCAAAAACTATTAGAGAATAGAATGTTGACTGGTGAACCATATGTTCATTACATTGATACAAGTAATGCTAAGATGCCAGAGTTTCAAAAGAAATTAGGATTAAAGATTCAACAAAGCAATTTGTGTAGTGAGATTATTCTACCGACTAATAAAGATAGAACAGCAGTATGTTGTTTATCTTCACTTAACTTGGAGTATTATGATGATTGGAAAGATGACAAATTATTTCTTAGAGACACCGCAGAGATGCTCGATAATGTTCTTCAGTATTTCATTGATAATGCTCCTGACAGCATATCAAGGGCACGATATTCTGCTATGCGTGAACGGTCTATTGGTGTTGGGGCTCTCGGTTTTCATGCGTATCTACAAAAGAACCTAATTGCATTTGAAAGTGCATCTGCTAAATCTGCTAACATTAGAATGTTCAAACATATAAGGAGTAAACTAGATGAAGCCAATAAAGAGTTGGGGCAACTTAGAGGAGAAGCTCCAGATGCTGTTGGCAGTGGTTTGCGTTTCTCCCATCTTATGGCTATTGCACCAAATGCTTCCAGTTCTATCATTATGGGAAACACTAGTCCTTCTATTGAGCCTTATCGTGCTAATGCTTATCGCCAAGATACATTATCTGGATCGTCATTAGCAAAGAACAAATGGTTAGATAGATTCATTCAAACTAAATTAGCAAATGATTCTGGTTTAGTTAACCAAAATGATTATAATGATATCTGGTCTAGTATTATTGCTAATGATGGTTCAGTTCAACACCTAGATATTTTAGATGCATATCAAAAAGATGTATTCAAAACATCAATGGAAATAGATCAACGATGGGTAATTGAACATGCTGCAGATAGACAATTGTATATTGACCAATCACAATCATTAAATCTATTCTTTAGACCAGATGCAAATATCAAATACATACATGCTTGTCATTTCTTAGCATGGAAACGTGGACTGAAAACACTATACTATTGCCGTAGTGAAAAGATTGGTAAGGCAGATAAGATATCAAAACGAATTGAGCGAAACATAATTAAAGAATTAGACATGACTGCCATTGCTCAGGGTAACGAGTGTCTAGCTTGCGAAGGATAAAAAAATGAAAACATTACTTACAGTTCTATTATTAGTATCAAACATTGCATATGCTCAAGTAACAGGTGCAGGTGCTACATTCCCTGCACCATTGTATGCCAAGTGGGCAGAAGCATATAACAAAGCAACAAATATGCAAATCAATTATCAAAGTGTAGGTTCGGGTGCAGGTCTTAAACAGATTGAAGCAAAGACAGTTGCATTTGGTGCAAGTGATATGCCATTGACAGATGATAAGTTAAAAGAGATTGGGTTGTTTCAATTTCCTACAGTAATTGGTGGTGTTGTTCCTGTTATTAATGTTAAAGGTATTGAAGCAGGTCAGTTACGATTGACTGGTACTATCATTGCTGACATCTATCTAGCAAAGATTACTAAATGGGATGATCCTGCAATCAAAGCACTGAACCCTAAGTTACCATTGCCAAGTGAAGAGATTAATATTGTTCGTAGGGCAGATGGTAGTGGTACAACATTCATCTGGACAAACTATCTAAGTAAAGTTAATAAAGAGTTTAAAGATGCAATTGGTGAAGGCACGGCAGTTAATTGGAAAAAAGGTGCTGGTGGTAAAGGTAACGAAGGTGTATCAGCAATGGTTAAGCAATTACCTAATTCTATTGGTTATGTTGAGTATGCTTATGTTAAACAAACTAAAATGAATTGGGTTCAAGTTCAAAATGCTGCAGGCACATGGGTTACACCAGATGAAGATGCATTCCGTGCTGCCGCTGCTAATGCAGAGTGGAACAAAACATACTATCAAATCTTAACTAATCAATCTGGTAAAGGTGCATGGCCTATCAGTGGTGCTACATTCATATTAGTTCATGTTAAACCAACCAACCCCGTTCAAGTTAAAGATGCATTGAAGTTCTTTGATTGGGCATTTACTAGTGGTGATAAGTTAGCAGATGAATTAGATTATGTTGCATTGCCTATCAATGTAAAGAATAAGATTCGTGAAGATTGGAAGAAACTAGGACTAATGTAATGAAAACTATTATTCATGTTAATCAACACATAATAAAGAGTAACAGAATACACAAAGAAAATGAACCAGTTCTCACAATTAAACAAGGAAAGACAAACACTTATGGTCATGAAGTATCTATTGACGGTCCTTCAAAAATAGTGTATAGTCCAGATAAACCTTTATCTTGTGGAGCAAGAGTTTGGATAGAAACAGAAAGCAATGTAACAATTATTGGAGCAAAGAAATATGAACGCCGCAAAAACAAAATCAAAACTGACAGACACGAGAGTATCATTCAAACCATTTAACTATCCATGGGCATATGATGCATGGTTGAAACATGAACAATCACATTGGATTCATAGTGAAGTACCTATGTTAGAAGATGTTAAAGATTGGAAGAAGAAACTAACAAACGAAGAAAAGAAATTTCTTACTAACATTTTTAGATTCTTTACTCAAGGTGATATTGATGTTGCAGGTGGTTATGTTAATAACTATCTGCCTCATTTTCCTCAACCTGAAGTTAGAATGATGTTGATGGGGTTTGCAGCACGAGAAGCATTACACATTGCGGCATATAGTCATCTCATTGAAACATTAGGTATGCCAGAGTCTACCTATAATGAATTCATGGAATACAAAGAGATGGTAGAGAAACATGATTATGTAACAGATATATCAGGACAGAATTCTACCTTAGATAATACTGCAACACATATTGCTGTATTCAGTGCATTTACTGAAGGTATGCAGTTGTTTAGTTCATTCATTATGTTATTAAACTTCCCTCGTCATGGTAAGATGAAGGGTATGGGACAGATTATTACATGGTCTATTGTAGATGAAACAATGCACGCTGAGTCTATGATCAAGTTGTTTAGAACATTTATTGAAGAGAACAAAGAGATATGGAATGATGAGTTGAAAGAAAGAATTTATAGTATTGCAGAGAGAATGGTTGAGTTGGAAGATAAGTTCATTGATTTATGTTTCAATTTAGGTGCAATTGAAGGTTTAACACCAGAAGATGTTAAAACATATATAAGATATATTGCTGATCGTAGACTGATATCATTGGGTCTTAAAGGCATATTTAAAGTTAAACGCAATCCCTTACCATGGGTTGAAGAGATGATCAATGCACCAGTTCATACAAACTTTTTTGAGAATCGTGCTACAGATTACGCAAAGGGTGCATTAGGAGGTTCATGGGGAGATGTATGGGGGAAAGCATCATAAGGAATAGAAAATGATTTTAAAACACCACTGTGACAATTGTGACTCAAAGTATAAAATAATTTACGATGAGGATGATTGTGAAGATAGTCCCACATATTGTCCGTTCTGTGCTGAATATCTGATAGTAAATAAAGAATATCAAAACGAAGATATCTAATTGACTATATATTATTATGACATGGTTTTATAATAATATTGAATTCACACAAGAAGATGTAGAAACCTATTACGGTTTCGTTTATCTCATAGAGAATCTTACGACTGGTAAAAAGTATATCGGTCGTAAGTTCTTTACCAAATCTGGTACACAACAAATCAAAGGTAAGAAAAAGAAAATCAGAAAACAATCTGATTGGTTGACCTATTGGTCTTCCTCTGATGAAGTAAAGAAAGATGTTCAACAATACGGAAAGGAGAATTTCAAACGCACAATATTACATTTATGCAAAACAAGAGCGCCTTGTTCATATTTTGAAACATATGAAATATTTACAAGAAATGCTTTGTTATCTGAAGAATACTATAACAGTTGGGTATCGTGTAAAATACACAGAGCCCATTTAAAGGGAATAATATGTCCAGAAAACAATCTGCAAATAATGTCGTTGAAAGACAAACAACCAAGACTCATCAAACACTTAAAATCAGAATTGATGACCTAAAAACATTTCAACCATTAACAGAGAACCAAAAGTCATTCTTTGAAGCATATAGACACGGTGATTATTTTATAGCATTACACGGAGTTGCAGGTACAGGTAAAACATTCTGTGCATTATACAAAGCACTAGAAGAAGTTTTAGACAAATCAAATCCATTCAAGAAAGTTATTGTAGTTAGGTCTGCAGTTCAGTCAAGAGAGATGGGACACTTGCCTGGTGATGTAGATGAAAAAATGGATATCTACCAGCAACCATACAAACAAATCTGTCATACCTTATTTGATCGTAAAGATGCATGGGAACGATTAGAAGAACAAGGTTATGTTCAGTTCATATCAACCTCATTCATTCGTGGTATGTCATTTGATGATGCAATCATTATTGTAGATGAGATGCAGAATTTGAATTTTGAAGAGATTGATACTGTTATGACACGGGTAGGTTATAGGTCTAAAATTATATGGTGTGGTGATTATAGGCAAACAGATTTAACCAAACGTAAGAATGATATGAGTGGCATATTAAAGTTCTTTGATATTGCTATGCATATGGCAGCATTTACACGGATTGAATTCACCGTTGAAGATATAGTTAGGTCATCATTGGTAAAAGATTATATCTTAGCACGGATACAACAAGAAGATGCCCAAGTGAAAATATCTAATGCGAAGGTTGTAAATATATCATCTTAAATTATTGTTGCATTGTGTCATTTTTTGATATATAATAGTAGAGGCTTCATTGTGAGGCCTTTACTAAAGAGGACAAAAATGTTAGAAAAGATTAAAAATTTCATTAAAATTATGGTAGATACATTAATTGAAGCCCGTTCATTAAGGAAAAAGAATCATGTTTGATACAAAGAAAACACAAGAGTTGGCAGTAGATTTGATTGATGTCCAAGTTGGTGCAGTTAAATCATATGTAGATGCATTTAGTAAATTCTCAGGTTCTGAAAAGAATACATACTTAGATAGTATGGTAAAATTTATGGAAACTGGTACAGAAAATGCAAAACAAATCATCCAAGGAAATTACGCCTTTTCAGGCAATAAGAAGTAATACAAAAAGTTTTATCCCTGTTATTAGGGGAGGATGGATTATTAAGTTTTCAATATGTGGTGATAATGTATTGTTACTGTTTCAGTCTATCGCTAGTGATGAAGTTCTAATACGATATTTCACTAGCGAGACTGAAGCAGTTTATTATATCAATAATCTATTAGCATGAAAGAATGTCCTAGATGTGGCACTGAACACTCTAAAAGAGGACCATATTGTAGTCGCAGTTGTGGTAATGTAAGAACACATAGTCAAGAAGATAAACTAAAACGTAGTCTTAAATTGACTGAATATTATAGAACACCTGAAGGAGCAGCGACCGCAAGAATGAATAAATATGCAATGGAGAATCTTAATCGCAGGCGTGATGGTGAGTATATGTTAAAGCCTGAAGATTTTGCGATAAATATACCATCATTCGAAGATGATGAAGAAGAAAAAATCAATTGGTAAAGGCATTAAATGGCTATTAAAAGTTCAGGTTTATTAAAATTATCTGAAATACAAACAGAGTTTACTGGAACAAACCCTATTAGTTTGAGTGAATATTATAGAGGTGGTACTTATGTGCCTAATTTCACCACTTCAGTAAATTCTAATGTATCAACAAGTGGTGCCATATCTGTTAGTAAATTTTATAATACATCAAGAAGATATGTCATTAATGCTACATTAACTACTTCTAATACAACAGGTTTCAATTTGTGGGATTGGATAGTTGCAAATTACGGATCTTTTAGTGTCCCGTATGATGTTACCTTTAATAACAATGTGTTAATACGTAGTAATACATTAGGAGTTTCATCATTTACTACTGGCACAGGTTGGCCAAGTGGTTCTACGATAACAATTGTAAATAACTCTGAAATTATTGGAAGAGGTGGTAATGGTGGTGCTGGCGGTACTATTGCTTCTCCTACTGGTGGTAATGGTGGTAACGGAGGTACTGCAATCTCTTTATCATATCCAGTAACAATATATAATAACTCGGTAATTTATGGTGGCGGTGGTGGTGCGGGTGGTGGCGGTCTTTCAAGATCCACTGGTCCGTATAATAACGCTGATCAAATTTACGCTGGTGGCGGTGGTGGTGCGGCACAAGGTAATGGTACTAATGGAGTTGGTGGTGCATCAAACGCACCCATAGAGCTTGCTAATGTTGAAAGAAACGGTGCTGATGGTAGTTCAGTTACAACTGGAGTTGGTGGTATAGGCGGTAAAGTTTATTTTCAAAATCCCGGCGATAGCGAAAGTCCACCCGGACCAGATGGTGAGTGGTTAGGTGGTAATGGTGGTAATTCTGCTGGGTATCAAGCTGGTAATTCTGGTAGTGCTGGCACTATCGTTAATACAAATCCATATAATACCGCAGTTTACTCTGGAGGTTCTGGTGGTGCTGTTGGTTATGCAGTTCAACAAAATGGAAATAGTTTAACCTGGGCAGTGTATGGTACTGTATTAGGAACAGTAGCATAATAAAAAAGAAACCATACTAGACCTCTGGCTGTGCATAACTCTGTGTATAACCATGTATAACTTGTGTATAACTCTGTGACAAACGCACATCCGTAATTCCTGAAGTAAGTGCTCACTAACCTTATACCAAATAAAATAATAAAATACCAGAGATAATCCATATAATATGCGGTCTTTCTCTGATATTCTGATAGTCCGTGCTGACCTTTACGTAATGTTCAAGCAATCTCAGAGAATCCTCAACGGCGGACCAATAGGTCTCTAAGAATTTACCGTTTATTATCAGTGACTTACAGAAATGCTTGACTTTTATGTCATTCTGTGTTATAATTAGAGGGTTGGAAGGGCGGGAATAGACTATCTAAGTGTCTCAGAGAATCCTCAATCAAATCAATGACTTACGAACCACAAATAATGCTTGACATTTGGTATAGTTATAGTATAATAGAGTCTGAATTGAGAAAAAGGAATGATTATGAGTTTAGAAGATAAAATTTACGAGTTGCAATACTGTGATGCCTATGCAGACTTCATTATGGACCAAGGGTATATGGGTGAAATTGCGATTTATAACGGTGATTCTCTAACAAAAGCGATGGAGATGGGATACTTGTTTAAGGACTTTCTGTTTTCAATCGGATGTGCAGACTTGGCTTACATTTATACTAAGGAATTTGCTTAATATGAACATTGGTGATATTAAATCCTTGTGGTTTTCTCATGTAGCTTTCAACCAAGCGCTTCCTTGCGAAGTTGTTGAGGACCGGTTGACTGCAGTTAAGTTCAGAGTGTTATCCACCAAGCGATTTGTGTGGATGCCAAAGAAAGCACTATATGAGTTGCCTAATTTACCAGGGATTCTCAATGTAAAAAAGTGGTTTACTGTAGAACCTCAGTTACAAGTAGTTTTAGACCGATATGGTAATTCATACAGGAAATAACGCTTGACATTGGGTATAGTTGTAGTATAATAGAGTCTGAATTGATTGATTAGGAGTTGTTATGATTATTGAAAGATACGAAGAAGGTGCCCATGTTGTTATTATAACCTCTGAGGGTGCTGAGTGCTGGGGTACCGTGTTGGATAGTCGTGTTAAGTTCGGTGCTGATGCAGTTATTCAGTATGAAGTTAGGTTGGACTGGCAATCCAAGGTGGAATATGTTGATATGGACAAGGTTTTGTGTCTAGTATCTGAATTGGAGAATAATAATTGAAAATTGAGACTGCAAAGAAAGTATTGGAGAAAGAGGCAGAGTTCTTTGGTTGGTCTGTATATGATTTAATGATGGATATTAAAGGTATGAAGAATCCTTTAATGATGTATAGTAAGAAAGTGGTAGAGGCATACGAAGTTTTAAGTTGGAATAGACACGAAAACGCTTGACATTTGGTATAGTTGTGTTATAATGTAGTCTGAGTTGAGAGTGTTATAAGAGTGAATACTGTTGCCAGTCCTGTTTCTGACCGGGAAGAGTAAAATCTTTAGAGAAACCATACGGCGTTAGCCCAGGTTGTTAAGAAGAGTCAACGGATAGTGTTCACCCTTATAAATCAATGAGTTACAAAACGCTTGACATTCGGTACAGTTCTGATATAATGTAGTCTGAATAGTTGATTAGGAGTTGTAGAATGAAAATGCAAGAATACAGATTGGTATTATATAAAGATTTAAAAAAACGTGGTATCCACAAGATGGAAACCATAGATTTTGCCCCATGCACTTCCGCATATATTAAATCGGAAGTTCAGAAGAAAACCGAGATGGGATATATCGTCATTAAGTATATACGTGGTTGGGTAATTAATAGTTGATTAGGAGTTGTTATGAGAATTAGAGCAATTGTAAATAATGTTTGTTTTTATACTAGTACCACTGCAATTAAGAGGCGCACTGTATCGGATTTTAGTTTACAGAATACTGCTATGTTCTTTGCTTTGGATTGTATGGGTAAAGACCGTGGTATTGGTAAGACGGTTACTCTATACGATGAGAAAATGAACCAGTTTAAATTTGATATTCAATTGACAAGGGCTTAAGATGAAAACAGTTGAAGAGTTAGTATGTGAGTATTGCGATATTTTACATGGAATTTATGAGAAAACTGCTTCTAATTCTTTTTTTACTCAATATTACTTGATTGACTCTGGTAATAAGTATTATAAGATTATTATGAAGCAAAAATACAAGGAAACTGATGAATGGAGTAGTAGTGCTTCAGTTCATGCCTTTGTAGAGAAAAAGACGGGTAATGTGTTAATGGCATCCAGTTACAAAGCACCCGCAAAGAATGGTGTTCGATATAATCTATTCAAGGATTTAGAGTATATCAAAGATAATGCCGATTGGGCTGGTTCTTACTTATATAAGAGGTAATAAAATGAATGAAAAAGTGAAAAGATGTATTGTTAAATTTAGTGAGTTGTCTTGGCAAAAGCGTGTGCGAAAGAATAAAGAAACCGTGCTTCTTATTGCTGAATTACTCTACACTGCTCGTAAATACCTGAATTCTGGTGAATGGAAAGAGTTTATAAAAGAAATCCGTGCTACTCCAACATATGTTTCTAAGATGATTACAATTCATAAAAACAAGGATAGATTACAGAAAGTATTAGACGAGTATGACGCTATGATAGATAAAGATGTATACCAATGTTATACAAATTATTATAAATGGGCTAAAAAAGCAAGCTATCAGATTCGTGAAATATGTGAAGCTGCTGGCCTTAAAAGGATAAATGAGTAATAAAATGAATCCTAATAAATCAGTTAGAATTGATATTTTAAAGGTTGGTGTAGAGGTATTCAGTACCACTAATCATGGTCAGATTATGGTTACTGAATTCTATAATAAAGAAGAGATTGGTGGTGGTTTCTTTGATACTTTAGAAGAAGCATATAAGCATGTAGAGGAATACTTAAATGATGAAGAAAACAAGGATTGCTAATAAAGTTGCAGAGGATGCTATGAATAGACTAGATGAGTTGGCGGTACTGTGTTACTATGATACTGATTTTAACCCAGTATTTGATAAACAGATGTATGGTCAATTGATTGTAAAAGAGTGCGCTTGGTTGGTAAGACAGGATACATTGAAGAATTTTAATGATCCTAGCAGTTATACTGGTAAGGTTCTACTAGAGGAGAAGATTAAAAAACACTTTGGAATCAATGACTTATGATGAATTTTTTGGGTTCTAGTGATACAGTTGGCTTTGCCAGACACTAGTTTGGGTGGTACTTTGGTACCACTTTTTTTCTTTATAAATCAAGAGCTTACAAAAGCGCTTGACATTCGGCTTGGGTATGATATACTAGAGTCTGATTAGTTGATAATGAAAGTGAAGAAAATGTTATTACCACTTAAAATGTTGAGAGAATCTGGCGTAATTATTACCGTATTACCTATGAAAAAAGCAAGGAAATCTGAGATTACTTTTCCTTCTGTTAGAGGTAGTATTCAAAATGTAGGTCGTAAATCGGTGAGTGTGCGTAGTTACGGTTTTAAATCAAAACGATCTTCTTAAGGAAATGAAAATGAGAAATTTTGACGTTGATGCGATGGTTGGTTATGTGTGTATTATGGCTGCTGTAGTTGTTATTGTCTTTGGTCTCTACTAGGAGTTTTATTATGACAGAATTTAAGCGCACTGTAGTTGATGATTTTACTGATATGATCCAAGATGGTGCTAAGGATATGATATCTGGTGCTGGTGATTATGAGATTAAAGCATTTACAGTAGGTTACCTAAATGGTTTTCTGAATATGTTGGCCAAAGAGATTCCAGAGGTTCGTGAAGAAATTGAGTTGCGGATGAGGAATTCATCATTAATGAGAAAGGAAGCAGCATAATGGGTCTAGATATGTATTTGAGAGGTAAGCGTTGGATGACTGATTGGCCGGAGCAACCCGAAGAATCGAAGTTGTCTAGTGTTATTAGTGAGTTATTTCCTAATAATGTTAAAGTGACTAGTGTTACTGCTGAAGTTGGTTATTGGCGCAAAGCTAATGCTATCCATAACTGGTTTGTGACTAATGTTCAGGATGGAAAAGATGATTGTGGTGAATATGATGTAAGTAGAGAGCAGTTGGAACAGCTTCGCCATCAGTGTAAAATAGTATTAGAGAATGCTTCTTTGGCTTCTAGTATGTTACCATCTCTTGGCGGTTTCTTTTTCGGTGGTGTAGATTACGATGAGAGTTATGTGGGTGATCTAAGAGATACTATAACCATTATAGATAATGCACTAGCGCTAGATAAACAATGGTCTTTTAGTTATATGAGCAGTTGGTAACTTATGATTCCGTCTGTAGTTATTAATAAGTATATACATTTTCATAAATCCATTAGAGGTGAATAATGAATAGAAAAGCAATTAAAGAATTTTCAGAACAAGCTAAACAACATGCCCTTAATTATATGATTAAAGTTAAGCTCACAGATAAAGCACAAGCATCTAGGGCTTATTCAGAAAAATATGAAACAAAGTTTGCCGAATTACTTGTTAAGGAATGTTTTGCTCTGGTTCAAGAGAATAAGGTGTATTATGATTATCCGGAATATTCAATTCTAGATCACTTTAGAGTTAAAAAATGACCGATAAAATTTATGAGTTGATAAAGCAATCTGAGGTATCTATTGGACACCCTAAGTGTTTTAGTGGATATATTGATATTAACAAGTTTACCGAGTTGATTGTGAGAGAATGTGTAGGTGTTGTGGAAGGTGGAAGATTCTTGCATGACCAGGCACCCACTGCCATATTTGCTAGAGAATGTAGTCATGCAATTAAACGACATTTTGGAGTTGAAGAATGACAAAAGACGAAATAATTGAGATGGCAGACAAAGCGTTTGATGAATCTAGTTTTACTGATGCAGAGGTGATTCGCTTTGCCAAGCTAATAACAGAGAAAGAGCGTGAGGCTTGTGCAAATATTTGTGAGCAGCTTCCATTACCTGACTGGCCCGACAAAGTGCGGCAACCATTAGCGCAAGCCATCCGAGCAAGGGGACAAGCATGACACAAGATGAAAGCCAAAAAGAATCTGCAAGAATTCCATCTGACATTATAGATATACTAAAGAATGATGATTCTATCAGGCATCATGGTATGACTACATTTACTAGAGATGTAATAGATGCGGCAATGGCTAAAGCAATTAAATTGATTGAAGAGAAATATAATATATAATGATAGTATTACTTGGATGGGAGTGGAAAGATGAAATACAAACCAAATAGATGGTTAATGGTAAAGATTGATACAATCTATAAGATATTTGCTACATGGGGTGGTGGATATACTGATGGTGATAGTTGGCAATTAAATTCTGGTGTTAAGAGTGTTACAGAGGATGATGACTATTATTACTTCCATGGTCATAGTGGTTCTGTATATGAATGTAGAAAAGGTTCATATGGAACAACAGGATACGGTGCTGGCGTATTAAGTGGGTTTATGAAGAAGTATCCAATGGAGATTTTACCTGATAATGTTAAAGTAATGGAGATTGAATACTCATGATGTGGGCATTAGTAATTATTACTTTTGGAGCAATGAACGGGAGTCCAAATTTGGAGATATGGGCAAAGTATGATTTGAAAGAAGATTGTATAGAAGCAAGGAATATTTTATCTGCTGATAAAAGAATTAACTGTGTTTGTATTAAGATACCAACTAAAGGAAAACAATGAATAACTGGAAAGTAGTATATACTGAAGATGAAAAGAAGTATGGAGAACAAAGACAATCATATATTGATTACTTGTTACTGAAGGTACAAGAGAGTGATTGGCATGGAGTATCTGATGCGGCAAATGATTTAAGAGTATTAGAAGCAAAGCATGGAAATTAATCCAAAGCATCTTCAAGCACACATGGAAGCAGCACATGTGTATGCGAAGTTGAGTAGTGCAGTGCGATTAAAGGTTGGTGCATTGATTATTAAAGATAATCGGATTATAAGTATTGGTTATAATGGTATGCCTTCTGGATGGGATAATACTTGTGAATACAACTTAGGCATTGAATTAAAAACAAAACCAGAAGTAATTCATGCTGAGTCTAATGCGATATCTAAGTTAGCAAGGTCTACTGAATCTGGTGATGGTGCAATAATGGTATGCACCCATGCACCTTGTTTAGATTGTGCAAAGTTAATCTATCAATCTGGTATTAAAGCATTTTATTATAATAAAGAATATAGAAGTATAGAAGGATTATCTTTTTTACGTAAATGTAATATTCATGTAGCAGAGGTTTAAAACTATGAATATAGAACAATACCGAAGAATGGTTGAGAATAGAATCTATGAGAGGAAAATAGATGATATTAAGCAACAAAGACGGGTAATGGAAATACAAGAAGAAAGACTAAGAGAAGAAAATAAAGTTAAACAGTTAGGTCAAAATGTGGATGTTAAGGTATGAACGAAGAATTATTTAAATCTAAAACTACAATGTTCTCTAGGGTACCTGTTAAGAGTCGCACAGATACTTACTATGAATTCACTGAACAACAACTAGAAGAATTTGTAAGAGATATTGTTAGAGAGTGTGCGGCAATTGCTAATGATAACCATGAGAATTGTGTAAAGTATGGAGAGAGTTTAGCCGGACTCATTTTACCTAATACTGCAGACTTGATTAAATCTCATTGGGAATTAGATGAATGAAAGTAATAACCGAGATATTAATTATTATTATACTTTTTGGTTTATTGTTAGTTAGTATTAGTCTGAATATGGAAGATAAAAAGGTAATTGATTGTAGAATAGCAGAGATTAGTCCAGATATACCTGTATGGGCAAAAGAAGAATGCCGTAAACTTAATAGAAAAAACCTTTATAAATCAACAACTTAGAAAACGCTTGACATTTGTACCAAATCTGATATACTGTAGTCTGATTAATTGATTTGGAGCAGTAAATGTTACATATTTCTAAAACCAGCAAATTAGATAATATTAAATCTTGGTCTTTACAGGCATTAACAACCTGTCCTGGAAGTAAGGCCAAAGATGGTGGGTTAGTTGATGCATGTAAAGGTTGCTATGCTACTCAAGGTACTTATCATTTTCCTGGTGTTAAATTAGTCCGTGCTGAGAATCAAGAGGATTGGGAACGAGATGGTTGGGTTGCCGATATGGTTGAAGCATTAAAGAAACAAAAATACTTCCGCTGGTTTGATTCTGGTGATATGTATTCACTAAAGTTGGCAAATAAAATGCTTGAGGTAATGAAAGCTACTCCTCATGTAAAGCATTGGTTACCAACTCGCATGTATAAATTTGTAAAGTTTCAACCAATCTTAGATGAGATGGATTCGTTACCTAATGTTAAGGTTCGCTTTTCAAGTGATTCTGTTATGGGTGAATTTACAAAAGGTATTCACGGTTCTACAATATTGCCTAATGATACTGTGCCAGAAGGTGTTACATTGTGTACCGCATATCAGAATGGTGGCAAGTGTTCTGGTTGCCGTGCATGTTATGATAAAACGGTAGATGTGATTGGTTATCCTCAACATGGTCGGGCAATGAAAAAAGTTATTATGTTGAAAATTGCTGCTTGACATTGTAGTGATTCTGTTATATAATGTATTCTTTGATGGAGATTATTATGAAACCGATTAATAGTTTATATGATTTATTGAATGAAACAAATTGGCAACCTTCAGAAGAAGAGATTGAAGATATGGCAATGGAATATGAAGCGCAACAATATGCTTCTCATTCCTATGATAATGATGCAGAATTTTATGGAGAAAATATATAATGAGTTACAGAATGGGAGAAAGTATAATGAGTTATAGAATTCAAGAACGGATTATTGATGCATTTGAAGATGGTTGGACTCCGTTAGAAGTATCACGGATGTTTAAAATGGATTTTGAAGATGTGAATTATGTTATTCAAAATTATTTGGATAATGAGTCTCCATATGATGATTATGATGATAGTATGGATGGCGACTTTGATAGTGCTATGGCATCTGCAGGTTTTGGTATGGATGAAGATTATGCCGAAGGAGATTATCTATGATGCCTTTGAATAATGATCAAGTAATGGCATTATTCCTTTTGATAAGTATTGTATTTTTTCTAGGTTATTATGTTGGTAGAGATATTGAACGAACAAGGAAAAGAGATGAGTCCTAAATGTAAAGAATTAGCATTGATGGCGGGTGGCAGTCATTATCCAAGAGTTGGTGGTGAGACTCTGGAACAGTTTATGCGGTTAACAGTAGAGGAATGTATTAAGATATTGCAGGAACGGGAGGTACGCAATTCCAACTCTGCCAGACTGATTTTAAAGGAACATTTTGGTCTAGAAAAGTCAATGGAATCAACGACTTAAAATTACGCTTGACATTTGGCGAGAATCGTGTATAATGGTCTCTATAGTAATTGATAAATGAAAGAAAATTATGAGTGAATTAGAGAAAAACCAAGTATTAGAGAAAATTAGAGAAATTAAAATTTTAGTAGAAAATTCAAATATTGAATTAGATAAACAATCCAATATTATTAATTCTATGATGATTATTTTATCTAATTGTGAAATAACCCATTAATAATGAATTTGATGAATAATTACTTAAAATGGGTTGCAACGGCAATTACTTTGGCAGGTGCTTTATGTACCAGTTTTCGTATTGATCCGTTGAATATATACTTACTTAACATGGGTTCTATTGTATTCCTTATATGGAGTATTCGTATTAAGGATTCGGCAATGATCGCTGTTAATTCTGGTCTTTTACTAATTTACTTTATAGGGATAATCAAATGATGTATATTTTATCTAGGGTTGTTAATAAAAGAAAAGTTACTCTGTATCAATTAGATAATGGTGGTTATCAGATAAAATCTGGTAATTTTACGCAAACCTTTAAGTTGTCAGGATTTGATTTTGTTTATAATGTGTTCAAAGGGTTTAATTGATAAATAATAGTATGATATCATTCAAAGAATTTATTAAAGAGGATGTTGAGTCAAGTTTATCAATATTTGATATTGATGATACTTTATTCAGCACCAAG